TGGTCGAGGAGACAAAGGAAGCATTGGACATAGCAGCGGCATCAACCGGAGTATTAGCACTGGCAGCATGGTTGCCTCCTGTAGCATCACTGTTCACAATAGTCTGGTTAGGTTTAAGAATCTATGAGTCAGATACAGTTCAAGGACTGTTAGGAAGGAAGTAATGATTGAGAAGTTTATAGCACCTGTCACTAACTTACTGGACAAGTTCATCGCCGATGCGGACACCAAGCAGAAGATCGCCCATGAGATTGCAACAATGTCTGAACGCCACGCGCAGGAAATTGCACTGGCTCAGATTGCAGTCAACAAAGCAGAAGCAGCAGGCAACTGGTTCCAAGCAGGATGGCGACCAGCAACCGGATGGGTTTGCGTGCTGGGCTTCGGAGTAAACTTTCTTATATCACCATTAGCTGCTGGATTTGGCGTAGACATTCCGCAGGCTGACACTTCCACTATGTTACCTGTACTAATGGGTATGCTGGGATTAGGTGGGTTAAGAACGTATGAAAAAAGTAAGTCAATTTAAAAACCAACAGAGGTATGTATGAAATATTTAGTTCCTTTTTTATTAGCACTAGCAGGATGTAACACTTTTAACGCATCTGTTGATGGCGCTCAAGGCATCGTCAATGATACTGTTGCAGCAGCAGGCAAGGGTGTTGCAAATGTTACATCAGCAGCAGGTCAAGATGTTACTGGCACCATTACTTATGTTACAGAAGGTGCGGCAGATGGACTTCGTAAAGTAACAGAAAAATCAGAGTAATACTTGTATTTTAAAAGCAGGCATAAGGAACAATCATGGGTGATGTAGTTAAGTTAAGACCAGACCTAGCAGCGTTAGCGGAAGAGTATGAGACTCTAGTGGTGATCGGTGTTAATGATGATCAGATACAGATTATTAGCAACATGGAAGACCCCGACATTCTTTACAGTATGGAAGTCGCTAAAGCAGAATTGATTAATGCCTACTTTAATAGTTACGAGATACACTGATGCAGATGCAATACTTCGACATTAAGGAGTTTGATTGTCAGGAAACTGGGGCTAATGAGATGAGTCCCTTTTTCCTTGAGAAGTTAGACTACCTGCGTCACCAGTGCGGATTCCCCTTCAAGATTACCAGCGGTTATCGTGATCCTTCTCACTCCATAGAGGCGCGTAAGACCAGACCTGGCACTCATGCTAGGGGCATTGCTGCTGACATACATATCAACAGCGGCTCAGAAGGCTATGTGATTGTGCGTGAGGCTATGGCAATGGGATTCAATGGAATAGGTGTTGCCAAGAACTTTATCCATGTAGATGTACGCGATACTGTACAGGTTATCTGGACATATTAGTTTACAAATGTCCGGTTATAAGGCGCTAAACTACCCAAATACTTAGCTTACTAAACCATCTCGTTAAGATACACGGTATGGTATTAGCTCATCATTGTATCAACCTAAAGTTTTGGAGTAGCCTTTGCTTTCTGGCGCAGGACTCTCAGTTAATCTTTTCCTCTTTATCTTTGGCATACCATTAGCTCCAATGCCAACATTAGAAGCAGACAACATGCTTTTAGCTTTTTTCTTTTTCTTTTTGAACATTCCATTCTTGGACGCTCTTACCGCCATCATTAGTCCCAGCATATTATTACCACTTAGATTTGTTAGCCCAGTACGCAGCAGACATCTTACCTTTGGCGATGTTCTTACGGTGACGAGCTTTGAAGGATTTGCGACGAGCCTTTTGCTTGGCTGTCTTGGGGTTGGCACCTGCACCTGATACGCCTTGCTGACCATAGCGTATAGTCTTAACCTTACTGCCTTCCTTGGCAACCACAACGTGAGATTTGGTGGCGTGTTTGGGGGTTCTCTTAGGCTTGTTGTAGCCAGAGACTCCGATGCGGGATAGTAGACTGTCTTTTTTCATACCCCGATTATAGCATATTCAGATATTTATTTCTCGTCGTATTCCATCTCTAGCAGCATCTCGCAGTAGTGTATAACCTTGCGAATATCCTCAGCACCATTCTTGTCACGGTGTCGAGTGATGTACTTGACCACGTTGCCTTCAATATAGCCGAGCTTATTCTTGTAGATGTATTCGATTGGCTGTATCTCCTGCATATAGTGGCTGCCACCTTCCTGCTTATTCAGATAGCTCATACTTCTTCTTCCTTTGGGTGATACACTTCCACAAAAGCATTGCAGTTAGGGCAAGAAAGATTGGTCACAGTGTGAAAATCTTCCGACTCAGGATCAATGTCGTGGTCGCCACCCCAAATTAATTCTTCATTACATATCCAGCAGTTCATACTTCTTCCTCAAATAGTTAAGTGACACAGGCATCTCATCACACTGCCCATCATCTACTTCGTGTAGCATCCACACACCACGCCAGCTACTGTTGGTCTGTGCTGTCAGGTAGTCCTCGTCATGCTGATAGAAGATACCGGCAAACAATCCCAGCATAGGCTTCATGTCTGCTCTGTTGGCAAAGGCAATGTCTCTATCCTGAACGTGACCCATCACACAACTCATGTGCTTCTTGGATAACATCAGCTTGGCACTGCTGACTGGCCGACCCATGATACCACTGGTGAAGTAATGCGAGTAGGCAATACCGTCAATCACTACGACATCCAGGAAATCATAGACCTCCCAGCCCATCTCTTCTAGCATCAGATCATCGTACCCTATCAGACCTTCTAGCTTTGCGTCTGACTCGATTGCTCTGCCAATGCGCTGCTCATGGTTGCCCAATGTGAAGACAAGCCTAGGGTTCCATCTCTTGTCCTTATTGCGGATCAGTCTTTGCTGCTCTTCCCTGATTGGATCAAGGAACGCTCTCATTCCGTTAATGCCTGACTCAATATCAGATACATATCGACGACCCTCAAAGGACTTCTTGCCTACATCCCAGCTCGAAAGGCTAGGCATATCCCAGTGATCACCGATGTGGATGATAACGTCTGGCTTCTTCTCTACTGCATACTGCCCTGCCCACCTCAGATGTGAGTGGTCACTGCCAGGTTTTACCTGCGTGTCAGGGATTATCATGTGCTTCATAATCTACTCCGGTCTACTTATATGTGTACACATTATGGTACTTTGTATACATATAGATACAAAAAAGCCCCCGTTAGGAGGCCATGTCTTGGTATGCAATTGCAGCTAGGCCACAGATTACGACGATGATTGCGATGGTCACGATAGAACCCCCAGTAGTAGAAGAGGGGCGGATTATACTCGCTATCGTTGATGATATATAATGATACATATTCATGGATTCTATATCAGTAATGGTATATCAAACTCAAAGTATTGGGCGAGTGATAACATTATTTCTCGCTCAACTTCAGCGTGTATCTGCTCTCTGGTGGGTTCATCTGTATGCTTGAACGCTCTGTTCAATCCAAACCCTATGCCTTGGTCAATAGCCATCCTAACTATCTTGTAACTTTTAGGCTTCATCATCTTGCTCTCTTAACTTACGGTTCTTCCATTGCTTATGTTCATCCATAGTCAGCAATATCATTCCGGTGAGAATACCGCCAACTCCGATTATGAAGATGGCGGCACCAAGGGCTTCCATTAAAATGGAATGTCTTCATCGACAGGGGCTGCGGCCTTAGACTTAGCTGGAGCAGCATCACCATCAGTGAAGAACACCTTAACGTTACCGAGGATAGGGGTCTTAACGCCCTGCTCACGTTCCTCAGAGGAAGTTGACTGAGATACAAAGCCATTGTTCTCGTACTGGTCTTGCTCGGCAGTATCAATGAAGGTAGTCAGGTCTAGGTAAGTACCTTTAGCACCCTCAAACAGTCGCTCTTTGTCGATCTTTGTTACGTCTAACTTAATGCTTAATCCAACTTTCATACTAATCTCTCCGTCTCTTTTACTATGGTTTCAACAGCAGCTTCAACTTGTTCTGCCATCGCTTCAATATACTTCTCGTTACGGTGCGCTCTCACTAATAGGTGTGGCATCTCTGGATGGTAACTCATAAAGTCCCACCACTCTCTGCCAGTAATCCATAAGCAACCCTGCACCTGCTGGTAATACTTTGATGGAACTTTACCTGCTCTCAGGTAGCTAACGTGTACCGAATCAGATGGACATTTTATCTCTAAACCACCTTGTTCTGCAACTAAGCCATCGGGACTACACCCAAACTCCTCGCTGTCATGCAGGATAAACCCTGTCTCTACAACCTCAAATTCAGTGATGAACTCATAGGCTTCACGCGCTTCTGGCTCCAGGGCATTGCCCCTTTCCATATGCTCATTAGTGTAGAAAGGTTTGCTTCTACCAGTCAATCTCTCAGCTATCATCTCATTGATGTAGGACTCTGCTGAACTGCTAGGCTTACCACTACCTGTTACCAGTCTCCCAAAGTTAGAGGCTGATGGCCTGCCCAGTCTTGAGGCAAGCCACTCAGGGGAACCCTGCTCATCGGTTAGGATGATCATTTTACTTTTGCCTGTAGTGCGGCAATAGCTCTGGTGTGGTGGACAGCCAGCATATTATCTACAGAGTCTGTCTTAAAGTATTTCAGGAACTGCTTAACGTCTGCACCTGTCAACTCAAGTAGTGCTTTGATCTCTGATGACTGCTCTGCACTGACAACCTCAGTCTTGGTGGACTCTGGCAAGTCTTCACCTGCATAGATGTAGATGCCCAGACCGAACATGGCAATACACTTTACTAGGCATCGCATACGAGCATCACTGATGTCGCGAGTGGTAGGGTTGACGATAGACTTATTGCGGTTGTCCATCACTGGCAGCCACATAGAATGAGTTACACCCTGCACTGTTACATTTACATTGACCTCTGCTGTGTCATTCTCCAAGCGGCTACCACAGTCATAATCATAGGTAGAGTCGGGATAATGTTCCATCAGGGTCTGCCATGCCCATGCCCATGATAGGTAGGTTAGCTTGCCTTTCTGTTCTACTTTAGCTGAACAGTCAATTGCGGACAGTGTTGCCCATACTGATTTTTTATTAGTCATTAGTTAAATTCTCCTGCTGATTTCATTTGCTCAAAGACATAGCGGCTGCCATATCCAATGTCATAGGCGTGTGACTGCCCTTCTTTGTGTGGATGACCTTTGCGGCAATCATCTTCACCGCGATCCAGGTCTGTTAGGTGAAGCTCTTGCTCGAAAGTGAGAAGAAACTCGGAGCGATTAAGGTATCGTTCAGTGTTCATCTTATTCTCCTACCAAGTAGTATTCTGACACACTGCATTCTTCACCGAAGCGATTGCTCACTTTGATTCGAGTCGAGTCTATCTGGTATCCCTGCTGCTTTAGGTCAAAGATTCTGCTGGCTAACTGGGTCACTCCCAGTGATGAGAATGCCTCCAGCGATGTGATGGTGTTTCCACCTTTGAAGTGCTCGATAATTCTTTCACGTTGTCCCATGTTACTCTCCTTTAATCCCATGTTGCTTGTACATCATATCACGTTGCTCACTGCTGCGGGCATAGCGATCAATCATGCCTTGCATAAAGTAATCAACTTCCTTTCTATGTGCTTCCATCTTTTCCTTCTCATAATCCAAGTCTTCTTGGGTGGGTAGTGGTAGCAAGGGGCGCTTCTCATAGTTTTCCAGATCATCTGATCTGCCGCCAGTGATGTCACTCATAAAGCTATTGAAGCATTCGTCTGGGCTACTGGTTCTTGCGGGGTCTTCATCTCGATAGTTCATAGTTTCTTCCTCGTTGTGTGAGGTTGTAATTTACATCAGGCAAATTATTATGTCAACACCTATTGCAAATTAATTTACAGATTGCTATTATGTCACCTCACTTAACAAAGGAACAAAGCATGAACATTATTAAAGCGTTATCTTTCTATATGGAACAGCAGGGTTGGACTAAAGCAGAGTTGAACCGCCAGTCTGGCGTGAACCTAGCAACCATTAGCCTAGTAATGAACGGTCATCGAGGCGCATCATTAACTACTATGAAGATGTGGTCAGACAGCTTCGGTATTAAGTTGAGCGAGTTTGTGGCAGCAGGAGAATAGTATGGAGAAGAAAGGGTACTTCGCAATTATCCCTGCATCTGTCAGATACGATAAGCGTTTACCTGCCAATGCCAAGCTGCTCTATGGTGAGCTAACTGCTCTGTCCAATGAGAAGGGATACTGCTGGGCTGGCAATGATTACTTCGCTGGCTTGTATGAAGTTAGCAAGACATCGGTGAGCAAGTGGGTAAGCGCATTGAAGGATGCAGGTTACATTCAGATCCAACTTGAGTATGCAGAGGGTACTAAACAAATCTTACATAGGTATATAAGAATAGTTAAAGACCCTATTGAAGAAAAGTTACATACCTCTATAACAAAAGTTAATGACCCTATTGAAGAAAAGTTAATAGATAATAGTACATCTAATAATACATCTAATAATACAATGAATAAGGGGGTTATCACCCCAGAAAAAAAGGTAAAGAAGTCGTTCGTTAAACCAACTCTTACCGAAGTCATTGATTACTGTAATGCAAGTCAGGCTAACATAGACCCACAGGGGTTCCTTGATTTTTATGACAGTAAGAACTGGATGATCGGCAAGAACAAGATGAAGGACTGGCAGGCATGTGTTAGGACTTGGAAGCGGAAGGAAGCTGATAAGAATAGAGAACGCCATGAAATGGTTAAGGCCAAGCAAGACAAGCAGAACGAGCAGCTTAGAAACAGAACTATTGAACACCAGCTAACTGATACAAGCTGGGCAGATTAAATAACAGGAGAGAACCATGAGAGCAAGAAAATACGAAATGAAACCAACCCCAATGGGCGCAGGCCGTGACCATCCCAACACCAGACTGATTAGGTGGGTAGGTGATCGCACTGATCTGGGACTGGTAAAGAATGAAACCTACACTTGGTCAGAGCTAGGCGCGGCAGTTGGCATTGTTGCCAGCAGTATGCGAGGTCGAGTGAGAGGCGCATCTGAAGTAAGTGACTGCCATATGTGGGCAAACGGTGAGCGCAAACCCAAGGAAGAGTGGGGTGTGACTACCATTGTCAGATGCGAGAGCAAGGCAGATAAAATCTCACAGAAATATTTGAGGATTAAGCTATGAACTTACAGCAAATTTTTGATAAGACAGCCAGTCACCTGTTAAAGCAGGGTACACAGTCTGTTCTTGAGGATAGTGACACCTGTGCGTACAGAGGTCAGGATGGATTAATGTGCGCTGTTGGTTGTCTGATTAATGAGGATGCCTACAACTGGAGCCTTGAGGGAACTGCTATTGATGATTCCCCAAACGTCCAAAGGGCATTGAGGCATAGTGGAATAGAGTTTGATACGGATGGTCAAGTTATGCTCTTACTGACTAGGCTGCAAGCCATACATGATACAAAAGAAGAGAGCGACTGGGCTGCCTCGCTTGGTGAATTGGCAAATGAACTGGGCTTGAAGTTTAATATGAGGATGAAGATATGAGTCTCAATTACAATAAAGACCTGAGCAAGAAAGAAATACAAGCAGCTTGGGACTACGCATTGCTGAGTGGCGCAAAGCATGGGGTCAAAATGTACAGGGTATTCTATGACTTTATGAATGCTATTGGTAGTAACGCGGCTGACCTGTATGGCCTGAACTACAAGAAATATTATGAGCCAGAGTTTCAAGATTTTTTTGATGGCCTTGAGCTTAATAGGTGTCGAGATAGGCAACGTGATGGCAGGTTAAGTTGCGGGTTTAAAATGAATGATGCTCTATCCTTCGTTGGCGCAAGGTGTTTGCCATTGCAACTGGCATTGCTGGATAAGCGTGTTGATCTTGATGAGATAGTTGCCAACGTCAGACATTACAAGTGGGTAAGAAAGAACCACACTGGCAAAAAACAAAAGAAACGCACTAACGACTCATACCGATACGTTAATCTTAAGAGCCTAACTTTTAAAAACCAATGGAGTACAGTGAAATGACTCAGGGTGATTACGTCAAGATCAGCTCGACCACTGAGGTTGAGGCCAAGCTGAAGCACTTGGAGGCCAGGATTAGGGGGTGGAATTACCAGTCCCCCTTGACTGTCAAACTAGCACCCTTCAATGACCCCACTAGCCTCAGTCAGGATGCCCTATTCAACATATGGTGCAGGGAGATTGCCGACCAGATGAAGAAGAAAGCACCTGAAGCAGACGCTGAAGCATGGAAGTTGTGGTTGAAGCATAAATTCCTTGGCACATACGCTGTAAAGGTGGGCAGGGAGTCGATTGAGGGTCAGGTCTATGCTACCCCAAAGGGCAAAGCTAAGATGGCTACATTCATGCATAGCGTCCTTGTATATGCAGATGATAAATTGCGTGTTAGACTCAGCGTACCTAGAAACTCAGAGTACGTTAAGGTCAGGGAAAATGAGCAAGCTAAAGAATCCAAACAGAAAGCCAAGGAAGAGGGAGACAATATCAAGCCTGATGGAAAAGGCAGCAGTAGACCTGCAAAAGCTCGTTCGCCTGAAGGGGAGCAACAGTGGGGGCTTCTCTAGGTGTGTGTCCTGCAACAAGTGGGTTCACTATAAGAACTGTGACGCTGGCCACTATTTCAGTCGTCGGCATCTCAGGCTCAAGCTGTATGAAGGCAACATAGCGATCCAATGTAAAGGCTGCAATATGCGGATGGGCTGCCCCACTGTCCACGATGAATACCGCACCTATATGTATGATATGTACGGAGTTAGAAGGGTGAAGGCCATGAAGCGATTAACCAAGTGGTCTAAACCTAAGTTCACTATGGAGCAATTAAAGCAGTTCAGGAAAGAAGTCAGAGCTGAAATTAAAATCCAACTGAAGAGGCTAGGAGAATGATTGAAGATCAAACACCATTTATTCAGATAGTTTACGAAGAGATAGAAGAGTACGGGCTATACGACCACAAGATAAAGCTATTCAACCTGATGGAAGCGGCACTCAATGGAATGTGCGGCAAAGCCAGAAAGGAGATTGATGAATTGTGGTGGGAAGTTCAAGACTACAAAGAAAAATTGGCTATACCACCAGATGAGAGTGAATTGGCATTGCACCACCCCACGATGTCTGTATAATAAAACGCATGGCAGGGTTTGTACAATTTCACTGCCTATACAGTGGATATGTATGTAGCATGTTTTGTCTAGTAGTGTAGTACCCTTTACCCCGCCTTGTTCTCCTGCTTGGCGGGGTTTTTTTGGCCTCAACTATTGCAACTGGCAGGGTTTAGATCCGCCAGACTATGTAGATTATAAGGCCGAAAATAACATAGCCCATGGCTACACCCGCCACGATTGCAGCGAGTGCTAGTGCGTAGTCTTTAACTTTTTGCATTGTCTAATCCCTCCATAATGAGGCTGTAATATTGATTGAAACGGTCTTGAGTTTCCTCACTGTAAGATTGATTGCCGTCAGAATCAGTGATCACCTCTTTTTCGTAGTAATCCATTTCTAGCATCTGATCCGCCAAATCGCAGGCATATTCTACGTTATTGGTTATTAGTGTTTTATTTTCCATTATTTCGCCCCTTTATATTGATTTTCAGATAGTACAGCTTTTATATACTCAGCCGAAGCGCAAACACGCGCCCCATTAGATAGCAGACAAATATCGTATGGCTCAATCCCTATAATCTGAAGCCAGTCAGAATCATTCCCATAAAAATTGTCATGTAATTGGATATAGTCACCCACAAATAAAATCATTGTTTTATTTTCCATTGTTTAAACTCCTATAGATAAAAAAGTAAAAGTTACAGCGTAGAATAGACAGGCACCGATACAGGCACCCACTATTGTGACAGTCCAACCGATCACACTTGCGGCAATATCTAATCGACGATTACGACGACGATCTGCCAGAATTTGATTGCGTAGTGCGCTATTCACTTTAAAACCTCCTTTCAATAGTTGGGCAAACTGCTTTTAATGCCGTGTAAATATGCGAATCATTCATGTAAGGATACAGGTTATCAGATACCCAACGCGACAATCCGGCACCGTGTAACAGGTCGAAACAAAATCTCTTCTGTAAGTCCTGAACTTTTTCAGATCGCGGGAATTGCCCTGTTTCGTATTCTTCAATAAGTCGATCATATTTTAAAAGGATAGGCTCAATTTCTGTTTTTAGGTGCTGCAAGTGTTCGGCTTTAATTTTCATCTTGTTTTATCCTATACAGTTTAAAGTTGCTGTTTCAAAATCGTCTGACAATGTAACTGCTAACGCTGAAGTATTGCTTATTCCACAGATGCCGTCGAAATCAGAATGTTCGGATCGCATGAAGTCTGCCATCTCGTATACTTCCCCGCTATCTTGGCAAATCAATTGGTCGCCTTCAAGGTCACAAGTTTTAGTCCAGTAAATTTTGTAGTCGCTCATAGTGTTACTCCGTTGTCGTTGTTCTAGTAAGTATTAATAAGCCCCCACACTGTAGGGGCTTAAAACTAATTACTTTGGAAAACGTTTGGCAATGTAGGCTTCAATCGCCGCGCCTTCAAGTTTAACTTCAGTATGATCTTGGGCTTTTACAAGGCCGACAATCTCTGTTTCAAGCTCCGTGCTGATCTCTTCTTCTTCTTCTTCATCTTGCGGCAATTCATAAAATGCAGTTATACAAGCGTCGAATAAAATTGCATAAGCTAGTCGGGTAACATAATCAGCATAGCTGATGGCCTGATAATCTACTTCTTCAAGATGTTCTTCTGCATTGTCTCTGTCACATTCTAAGCATAGTAAACCGGCTTTATAAGTGTAGATAACCGACTCGTGACCATCGCACACTTGGTGGATATAGTCAGCGGCATCTGTACCATATTCGCGCTGCTCTGCCATTGCCATTTTAGCAATTAACTTGGCTTCAGTTTCTAATTGGTATTGGTTTGAAATAGTCATAATGTTTTCCCTATATAGTAGTAGATAAAAATTTTAATTCGCGTTTTGCTTGAACTTTTTGATCTTCTAAGCCGTCAATATATTCTTGGGCTATTCCGTCTTCTTTAAATAGCTTGATTCTGCTATTAAGTGTTTTGATGGCGAGCCTAGATAGTTCGCATTGCTTTTGGATGGCCATAATGTTGGCCTGTTCTTGAATAGTCATAACGTATGCCTTTTTAGGATAATTCTATAGAGCAGTTTATTGCCATGAATTTGAATGCTGGAGATACTAAAATAAAACCATCGTTCAAATCGCGTATTAACTTCCAGCCACCTACAAATTCATATTCAAACCAGTCCGAACCATAATCTGTCACAACTAATTCTTTTTTGTATTCTTTATTGCTCTTGGTTTTTCCGTATATTGTCGCTTTCATAATGTGCGCCTGTTTTTGTAAGTGATGGGTAAACAATATAGATAAACTTTACAGAATGCAAACAATGTTTTGTTTTTTTAGTCTTTTAAAGTCTTACTTCTTTATATAGGTTGAACAAATTGATCATTTTTTGTACAATCGGGGTATTCGATAAAGGTATAGGAAACAATCGGGTAGAAATAAAGTGATTGGTTAAATAGGTTTTGCCACTATATAGAGCTGAGAATCTGAGCAAACTACTATAGGTTGCAAGCGGCAATGTATAACCTGTTAGCATACTGGGGATAAGGGTGTGCATAGGCTGTGGATAAGGCTGTGGATAAGGCTGTGGATATCCTGTGGGCATCGTGTGGATAACCTGTGGATAAAAAGTGTCGCGCCATGAGGGCTACCCCCTCCCCGAAGGCCGCCTCGTAGTATATATATATGTCTCTCGCAAAAAAAAATTACTGAGAAATAAGATGATTAAAATAGTAACAGATGAAGAAGTACATGAGATGGATATTGAGTTGATTGAACTCTTTGCAGTGTATCTATTCGACAAAGATGTAGTTGGTATGACTGATTTAATCTATGTTGTAGAAGATAGAATGGCAGATGACTACCTTGAAACTCAAAAATAAAACAACATTTACTTATGCAAAGGTAATATATGTCTAGGTTAGGGATACCCAACAAGAATAAGAAGTTCTTACTGGCTCGCTTACAGGATATGTACGGTGAGTCATTCCACCCTATCTTGAAAATGGCAGAAGCTGCTAGTAAGCTGGACTACATTGCTGAGACAGAAGCTGATGTGACTGCACTTAATGCTGCTGTAAACGCATGGAGTAAGGTTGCTGAATACACTGAGCCAAAGCTAAAGGCAGTAGAGATACGAGCTGACGAGGGCGCTGTAGTAGCAATCCAACGTAAACGCTTTGATGGCACTGCTATTGAGGCCGAGATTGTAGAAGTAGACCCTGTAGTAGAGGCAATCGTCAATGCTGCTGTAGATGATGATGAAGATGAGGATGAAGAGTAATGGCTAAAGGCAAGAGTCTGGTACATAAGCTAGACAAAGAGACACGCAAAGAACATTTCCCAAACCACCATGCCAACTTAAACGGTGGTAAGGGTAGCGGCAACAGAACGTCAACTGCTGAGACACGCGCCAAGTTCAAGTCGATGTACGACCAAATAGACTGGAGCAAGAAATAGTGCCGACAATTGAATACTGCATGGGGCCGCAAGGACAAGTCCTACAAGATTACGCTGACTGTCGCTCTCAGAACTCCTTTATTATGGGGCCACTGGGTTCAGGCAAGACTGTCCAAACAATCCTCAAGCTATTCGACTTGATGACCGAACAGAAGCCAGTAATGACCCCTGGACACAAGAACTATGGTGTCCGACTGTCCCGCATTATTGCCTGCCGAAACACCTATTCCGAATTGTTTTCCACCACCATTAAAGACTGGCTGGAGATACACGAAGACCTTGGCCCATTCCGTCAGGGTAACAAAGAACCACCTACCCATTACATTAACTTCAGATTAGAAGATGGCACCTCAGTTAAATCAGAGGTCATATTCATCGCTTTTGACCGCCCTGAGCACGTTAAGAAGGCTAGGGGTATCCAGTGTACATGGGTATGGCTAAACGAGACGAAAGAGCATTCTAAGGCCGTT